TCAAGACACTCCCCCCTCCGTCGGCCGCGCCGACACCTCCCCCACAGGGGGAGGCATTCCGATATCAAACGCCTCCCCCTGTGGGGGAGGTGGCCCGAAGGGCCGGTGGGGGGAGTGTTCGGCAAGGTCCGAGCGTATGGCGGCGACCGCGATGTCCACCGAATCCAGCACCCATTCTGCCGGAATTCGTAGGGTGCGGATGCCGCGCTCCGTCATCCAGGCGTCTCGCACCGCGTCGCGTTCGGACTGATCGCCCATTTCGTGGGCGTTGTCATCAACCTCGACCGCCAAGCGCGCCGCGCCGCAGAAGAAGTCGAAGACATACGGTCCCATCGGATGCTGTCGGCGAAATCTCAAACCGTCGAGCTTCGATCCTCTGAGTTCCGCCCAGAGCAGGCGTTCGGGAAGGGACATGTCCTTCCTCAGTTCTCGAGCTCTGGCGATGAACGCCTTGGGTTCTCGCATGCCGTCCTACTCCCCCCACCGGCGCTTCGCGCCGCCTCCCCCACAGGGGGAGGGCCTGATGTTGATCGCTCTGCACCCATAACATGTTCACTTTTCGTTCTCAACTTCCGCGAGGCGCCCATGCCCCTGTTCAAACCCCGCCGGCCGCGCCCCGTGGCGCCGGAGATCAAGGACTCCCGGGCGGCCAGGCTGATCGCCATCACCACGGCCGGCCGGCCGCGCTGGACGCCGCGCGACTACGCGGCCCTGGCGTCCGAGGGCTTCGCCAAGAACCCGGTCGCCTATCGCTGCGTGCGGATGATCGCCGAGGCCGCCGCGGCCGTGCCGCTGACGGTGTTCGTCGGCGGCCAGCGGGCCGACGACCACCCGTTGAGAAAGCTGCTCCAGGCCCCCAACCGAGAGCAGGGCGGGGCCGATCTGATGGAGGCGTTCTTCGGGCATCTGCAGGTGGCCGGGAACGGCTACCTGGAGGCGTCCGGAGACGACGCGCCCACCGAGCTCTACGCCCTGCGGCCCGACCGGATGACCGTCGTCCCCGGTCCGCGCGGCTGGCCCCTGGCCTATGACTACCAGGCCGCCGGCCGCACCGCCCGGATCGGCCGTGACGCCGCCGGCTGGCTGCCGGTGCTGCACCTGCGGCTGTTCAACCCCACCGACGACCACTACGGCTTCTCGCCGCTCGAGGCGGCCGCCTTCGCCATCGACGTGCACAACGCCTCCGGGGCCTGGAACAAGGCCCTGCTCGACAATTCGGCCCGGCCGTCCGGCGCCCTGGTCTACGCCAATCGCGAGGCCGGCGACCGGCTCTCGGCCGAGCAGTTCGAGCGGCTGAAGGCCGAGCTGTCCGACGCCCATGCGGGCACCGCCAACGCCGGCCGGCCGCTGCTTTTGGAAGGCGGGCTTGACTGGCGGCCGATGTCGCTGTCGCCCGCCGACATGGACTTCATCGCCGGCAAGCACGCCGCCGCCCGCGAGATCGCCCTGGCCTTCGGGGTCCCGCCCCAGCTACTCGGTATTCCTGGCGACGCGACCTACGCCAACTATCGCGAGGCCAACGGGGCGTTCTGGCGACACACCGTCGCGCCCCTGGCCGAGCGGGCGGCGCGGGCCCTGTCGGTGTGGCTGGAGCCCAAGTTCCCCGGCGCGAGGATCGCCTGCGACCTGGACGCCGTGCCGGCCCTGTCGGCCGAGCGCGACGCCCTGTGGGCGCGGCTGGAGGGGGCGAGTTTCCTGACGGATGCCGAGCGGAGACGGTTGGCGGGGTTGGAGGGGTAATCCTTCACTTGCCCCCACCTGACCGCTTCGCGGTCTGTCCGCCCCATAGGGGGCGGAGCGCCTTAGGCTCTTCCCCCCATGGGGGAAGACGGTCGCGAAGCGACCCGTAGGGGGCAAGTCCCCGGAGATCCCCATGACCTCACCCACCCGCTGGCGGCTCGACCGCCAGGTCTCCATCGGCCTGCTGGTCGCCGTCGCCCTGCAGGCCGCGACCGCCCTGCTGTGGGCCGGCCGGGCCAGCGCGCGGATCGACGACCTGCGCCAGCGCCTCGACGCCCAGGCCCCGGTCGCCGAGCGCCTGGCCCGCCTGGAGACCCAGGCCGACGCCACCCGGGCCTCGCTGGCCCGGATCGAGAGCAAGCTGGACCGGCCGTAGCTCACCGACTTGCCCCCACCTGGCGGCCGCGCCGCCTGTCCGCCCCCATAGGGGGCGGAGCCTCGCGCTCTTCCCCCTCTGGGGGAAGACGACCGCGAAGCGGTCCGTAGGGGGCAAGTGCTCACCACACAGGAGCCCCTCATTGACCGACGACCTGCCCATCGAAGGCCACGCCAGCCTCTTCTGGACCCGCGACCTCAACGACGACGTCGCCGCCGCCGGCGCCTTCGCCGCCAGCCTGGCCCGCACCGGCCCGGCCGGCGTCAAGATGCTGCACCAGCACGACGACGCCGAACCCGTCGGCGTCTGGGACGAGATCGCCGAGGACGCGGCGGGCCTCTACGTGCGCGGCCGCATCCTGCGCGCCACGCCGCGCGGCCGCCTCGTCGCCGCCCTGGTCGAGGCCGGCGCGCTGGATGGCCTGTCGATCGGCTTTCGGGCGGTGAAGGCCCGTCCCGACGAGACCGGACGCCTGCGGGTGCTGACGAAGATCGAGCTGTGGGAGGTGTCGATCGTGACGTTCCCGATGCTGCCGGCCGCGCGGCTGAAGATCGCCGGCTGAGCCACAAGTTTCCTTCTCCCCTTGCGGGAGAAGGTGGCCGCGCGAGCGGCCGGATGAGGGGTCTCTCGGCGTCGCCGGCGCGACCCCTCATCCTCCCACCGGCCGTTGGCCGGCGGGTCCCTCCTTCTCCCGCAAGGGGAGAAGGTTCATCCTTTCGGAGATCCCCATGAAGGAAACCAAACAGGCCGCGGCTTCGCCGGAGGCCCGCGCGGCGCTGCACGAAGTGCTGGCGGCGTTCGAGGGCTTCAAGGCCGCCAACGACCAGCGCTTGCAGGCGCTGGAAACCAAGCGCGCCGACGTGCTCTTGGAAGAGAAGGTCGCCCGCATCGACGACGCCGTCTCCAACGCCCAGGCGCGGCTGGATCGCGTGCTGGCTGACGCGCGGCGGCCGCTGGTTGGCGGTGACGCGCCGCTGGCGCGTGTCGACGAGCGCAAGGCCGCCTTCGACCGCTACATCAAGACTGGTGAAACGCCGGCCCTGCTGCTGGAAGCCAAGGGTCTTTCCGAAGGCGTGGCCACGGCGGGCGGCTATGTCGCCCCGGCCGAGCTGGAGCGTCAAATCCTGCGGCGGCTCCAGGCGTCGTCGCCCATGCGCGACATCTGCCAGGTGCGCACCATCGGCTCTGGCACGTTCCGCAAGCCGGTCTCGACCGCCGGCCTGGCCGCCAGCTGGGTGGCCGAGACCGCCACGCGTCCGGAGACCACGGCCCCGACCCTGGACGTGATCGACTTCCCGGCCGGCGAGCTCTACGCCAGCCCGGCCGCCACCCAGGCCCTGCTCGACGACGCCTATGTCAATATCGACGAGTGGTTGGCGGAAGAAGTGCAGGACGCCTTCGCCGCCCAGGAGACGGCGGCCTTCGTCGCCGGCGACGGGGTCAACAAGCCCAAGGGCCTGCTGGCCTATACGGCGGCCGCCGACGCCACGGCCACCTGGGGCCAGGTCGGCTACCTGGCCACCGGCGTGGCGGGCGCCTGGCCGGCCAGCAACCCGACCGACAAGCTGATCGACCTGATCTACGCGGCCAAGACCCAGTACCGCCAGAACGGCCGCTTCGTGATGAACCGCCGCACGGTCAGCGCCGTGCGCAAGTTCAAGGACGCGCAAGGCAACTACATCTGGAACGCCGCCCTGCAGCCCGGCCAGTCGGCGTCGTTGCTGGGCTATCCGGTGACCGAGATCGAGGCCATGCCCGACGTCGCGGCCAACGCCATGGCCCTGGCGTTCGGCGACTTCGAGAAGGGCTACCTGATCGTCGACCGCGCCGGCGTCCGCGTGCTGCGCGACCCCTATTCGGCCAAGCCGCATGTGCTGTTCTACACCACCAAGCGGGTCGGCGGCGGGGTGCAGAACTTCGACGCGATCAAGCTGCTGAAGTTCGCGGTCTCGTAAGCGCCGCCATCTGACGTCCTATCACTCCCCCCTCCGTCGGCTTCGCCGACACCTCCCCCACGGGGGGAGGCTTTCGCGATCACGCCTCCCCCTATGGGGGAGGTGGTCCGAAGGACCGGAGGGGGGAGTCTCTCCCTCTCTTCCAGGAAGCACCCCCAATGCCCCTCTCCACCACCCTGGCCGAGGCCAAGGGGTTCCTGCGCGTGGCCGACGCCGCCGAGGACGCCCTGGTGACTCTGCTGATCGACGCCGCCGAGGCCCGCGTCGCCGCCGCCACCGGCCTGGCCCTGACCCTGGCCAGCCCCGCCCCGCTGCGGCTGGCGGTGCTGGTCCTGGTCGCCCACGCCTATGAGCACCGGGACGGGAGCGAGCCGCCCTCCGGCCTGGTCGAGACCTGGCTGGCGCCCTATCGGACGGCCCGGCTGTGAGTGCGGGTCCCGATGCGGCCCTGACCGCCGCCCTGGTCGAGACGCTGAAGGCCGCCCCGGCCGTCACCACCCTGGTCGCCCAGCGCGTCCACGCCGACGCCCCGCGCCATCCGGTTTATCCGTGCGTCAGCATGGGCCGCCAGGAGAGCCGGCCGTTCGGCCCCGACGCCGACGCGCTCGAGCACCTGGTCACCGTCACCTGCGCCAGCAAGTTCGGCGGACCGGAAGAGGCCCGCGCCGTCACCGCCGCCGTTCGCGCCGCCCTGCACAACGCCCCCTTGAGCGTCGCCGGCCGCCGCCTGGTCACCCTGCGCGTCACCTATGCCGACGTCTTCCGCGCCGCCGACCGCGAGCTGTCGCTGGGCGTGCTGCGGGTGCGAGCGGTGACGGAGAGCGCCTGAGTTCCTTCTCCCCTTGCGGGAGAAGGTGGCCGCCGAAGGCGGTCGGATGAGGGGTTTCCCGGATCCGTCAACCGCCGATCGGCCGCCGCCCATCGACCCCTCATCCGTCAGCTACGCTGACACCTTCTCCCGCAAGGGGAGAAGGGAATTTGGAGCACCCCCATGGCCGCCCAAGCCGGCAAAGACATCCTCCTGAAGATCAGCGACGGCGCGCCGACGCCGGTGTTCACCACCGTGGCGGGCCTGCGGGCGCGCACGATCAGCCTCAACGCCCAGACCATCGACGCCACCGACGGCGACAGCGCCGGCCGCTGGCGCGAGCTGCTGGCCGGGGCCGGGGTGCGCTCGGTCGCCGTCTCGGGCAGCGGCGTGTTCCGCGACGCGGCCTCGGACGCGGCGGTGCGCGACAGCTTCTTCGCCCAGACCGCCCGCGTGTGGCGGCTGGTGATCCCCGATTTCGTGCAGTTGGAGGGACCGTTCCTGGTGGCGGCCCTGGAATATGCCGGCGACCACGACGGCGAGGCGGCGTTCGCCTTGTCCCTGGCCTCGGCGGGCGCGGTGACGTTCACGGCGATCTGATCTCCAAGATCCGCTCATCCCGGCATTCGCCGGGATGAGCGGGGAAAAATGCGAGGAATACCCATGCCACAAACCCCCAACCCCGCCCGAGGCGAAGTCATCGTTCCCCTGGCCGGCGCCCCGCGTCGGCTGTGCCTGACGCTCGGCGCCCTGGCCCGCATCGAGGCGGCGCTGGGCCTCGAGGACTGGAGCCAGCTGCCCGCGCGGTTCGGCCGCCTGTCCGCTACCGAACTGACCGCCGTCCTGGCCGCCCTGCTGGACGGCGGCGGCGAGGACCCGGGGGTGCTGGACACTCACCCGGTGGCGATCCCGGAAGCCGTGGCCGCCGTGGCCGCGGCCCTCCATGCCTGTGCGTGACGGCGGCCCGCGCGTGAAGGCCCACTGGCGAACGGCCCTGCGCCTGGCGAGCCTGCGGCTGGCCCTGCCGCCCGAGGCCTTCTGGCGCCTGTCGCTGGCCGAGTGGCGCGCGCTGACCGAGGCCCCGGTCGCGCCGGTCCTGAACCGCACGGCGCTCGACGCCCTGATCGCCCGCTTTCCCGACGAGGAGACTTGATGAGCGACTTCAATCCAGACGGCCTCGACGCCGTCCCCGCCCGCGCCGCCGAGGCCGCCGCCGCCATCGCCGCCCTCAAGGCGCCGGCCGAGCAGGCGGCCCGCTCGATCGACGACGCCTTCGCCAAGGCGGGAACCCGTCTGGCCCGCTCGCTGGCTCACGCCGCCGACGACGGCAAGGTCAGTCTGGGCGAGCTGGCGCGCGCGGTGCTGGAGGCGGTGGCGGCGGGCGTGGGCGGCGGCGCGGGCGGTGGTCTGGCCAACGCCCTGTCGAGCGCGGTGGGCGGCCTGTTTTCCGGCGCCCGGGCCGACGGCGGCGCGGTGGCGGCCGGCGGAGCCTATCTGGTCGGCGAGCGCGGCCCCGAGGTGTTTCGCCCGACGACCGGCGGCGCGATCGAACCGATGGGCGGCGGCGGCGTCAAGGTCACGGTCAACGTCCAGGGCGGCGACACGGCCAGCCTGGCCCGCTCCGACGCCCAACTGGCCCAGGCCCTGGCGCGAGCGGTGAGTTTGGGAGCGCGGCGGCTTTAG